ATATAACAGTAACAGCGTCATCAAATGCTGTGACTGGAGTAGCGTCCATAACATTGGACAACACAAGTGCACCAGGCGGAAATGCTGTATTGGCAAATAAAAAATATGTTGACGACCAACTAGCGGATAAAACTGCTTTGACAGTTGGAAACGACAACATCACAGTGACAGACGGAGCTGTGACAACCACAGTTAACGGTAACACTGAAATGACAGTAACAGATGACGGTGTGAGAGTACACGGAAACTTAAGAGTAGACGGTACAGAAACAATCGTAAACACAACAACATTATCAGTTGAGGACAACGTAATCGAACTTAACAGAAACGTTTCGGGATCAGGAACGATGCCAAATGTTTCAGGTATATTGATCAACAGAGGTGAAGGATCAACAGCGACAGAAATGCCATTATTATGGGCATGGGACAGTGAATTTGCAGACGACGGAACAACAATTCACGGAAACGCTGGTGGAGCCTTTACAGCTTTCAGAAGAGCAGAAGGTAATAGTTCAGCTCCACAGACGGGCGACTTGGTAGATATACGAGCCAACGTTGTACACGCTGTATCAACTTCAGCCCAATACGCCGACTTGGCAGAAAGATTTTCTGCTGATGCGCCAATGGCAGAAGGAGCTGTTGTGATGTTAGGTGGATCACAAGAAATAACTGAGACAACTTCAGAAAAATCAAACGAAATTTTTGGAGTTATATCTACAATGCCGGCCTATGCTATGAACGCCGCGGCAGGTAACAGTGAATCTCATCCATTTGTTGCAATGACAGGAAGAACTCCTGTAAGAGTAACTGGACAAGTTTCAAAAGGACAAAGATTAGTAAGTTCATCTGTAAAAGGCACTGCAAGAGCAGTAACCGAAGGTGAAGACATTACTCCTTTCCATGTAATTGGTAGAGCTTTAGAAAATAAAACTACCGATGGTATTGGATTGGTAAATTGTGTGGTGAGAACCAACAACTAATAAGTAATTTTACTTCCTAAGTAGTTAAAAGGGCGGCATTTTTTGTCGCCCTTTTTTTTTGTAAATTTATAAATAATTTTATAATCGTTCATCCTTAAGGACGGAAGTAGGCTAGCCGAAGGAACGCACTTTTTTTAAGCAGGAGAAGTGCAATGAAACAGTTAGTACACGATCAAAGATTCCGTTACCTTCAAATTAGAATATATCAAGGTTCAGAAGATAATTTTGACCTAATATTCACTTCAGATGATTATCCTTATTTTAGGGTGCAATATAAGGACATTGCTAAAATTGATTTAGAAGAATTATATCCTTTATATAGAAATAGAGCGTGGATTCTACAATGGTTACCACCAAAATTTGTACATTGGTTATTTGTATAATTTAAGTTATTAAATTAAGAATAGTCTGTAATTTACCCTTAATAGATTTGTTGTTAAGAGTATTTCTTAATCCTGCGTGTAAATTTTTAGGCCAATATTCGTAAGCACACCAAGAATAACCTGAATGTTCTTGATTAAGCACAGGAATAAATTCATTTTCTATTGCAATCACATAAGTGTGAAAATAAAATTTTTCATCATTTGAGGTGAATAATTCTAAAGGTATAACTTTCTTAAATTTTGGCGTGTTGCCAACTTCTTCTTGTATTTCTCTTTTAAGTCCATCAAAGGCAGATTCAGTATATCTTGCTCGACCACCTACAAGTCCCCAAAGTCCTTTTGTTTTAGGATCCGTTCGTTGTAAAAATAAAAATCTTTGTGTTTTGGTTGCGTAGAACATTGCTCCACTACAAACTATATTGTTCATAACTGTGTGTAATTATTATTTGTATGTGCCCGATGAGCCAGAACCTGACTGTCCTGTGTCTTCGTTGACGTTGTATTGCGTAGATCCACCTGGTAAAACTATAGTCCATCTACCTTGTTGGTATATTCCTTCATACGATTTTTGCCAAGTAGTGCCATTCCATTTATACTGAATACCTGTATTGGAGTTTGTAACATAATGCTGTGTAGAATCTGGATTTGAGGCATCAAAGTCAACTCCCCATTTTCCTGTCGTGTAATTGTATTGCACTATGTCATTAACATTTGCAATTAAGTTTCCCCAAGCGGCCGCATCAAAAGTGTTAGTAGAATCTCCTATACTATCGGTTATCAAATATCTATCACCATCCTGTGGATTTTCAGGATTAAAAGTCAATGGATTTATTATTTTTTTAACATTAGTCAACGTGTTTGC